CCTACGCTGTGGTTTACTTTAACGGCGAGCGATTTTATACGCAGCAATATTACCAAATCACGGACCACGCCATGACCAAAAGAAAGCAGAAGTACCCGAACCTGGTCCGTAATTGGATTAAAAACGGCGACCTGGACGTAGTAAAGGGCGAGGTAACCACAACGGACCACCGTATAGCCATGATAGAACAAATAATGAACGAACACCCGGTAGAGGGCATTTTCTTTGACCCTTGGAACGCGGCCGAAACGGTAGAGCGCCTGCGCAGCAAATACGGCAAACAGTTTTGCTGGGAAGTGCGCCAGTCGGCGCTTATGGTAAATGAGCCAATGAAACTACTCTACCGCATGGTAACCACGAAAGGAATTACGCACGACGGTAACCCTATTACGGCCTGGATGATTGCAAACACCAGCTTGCACATAGACAAAAACGATAACTGGACTTTTCAAAAAGACAAGGCACCGGACCGAATAGACGGCACAGCGGCCCTAATTACGGCCCTTGCGGGGTATGTACACAATGCTTCTACCGGAATGAGTACGTATGAAGATATGGATATAATTTTTGTGTAACTTTGTGTTATGGCATGGTATGACCGTATTAAGCGGAGCGTCAGCGGAGTAATAAGCCCAAAGCCTTGGCTTATTAGTTTGTTCGGCGGTAACGCGACCCTTTCGGGTGAGAATGTTAGCGCAGTCAACGCGCCCAAGGTTTCGGCAGTTTACGCGTGCGTGAACCTAATTAGCGGCACTATTGCCAGCTTGCCCTTTCACCTTTACCGCGAAACGGAGCAGGGCCTTATTTACCAGCCTGGGCTTATTAACGACCTAGTAAGCCGTCGCCCGAATATCGCATACAATAGCTACGACTTTCGTAAGGCTATGCTTACGCAGCTGCTGCTTCGCGGTAACGCATACGTACTGCCGGTACGTAGTGGCAGCAGCCTTGCGGGCCTAGAACTAATTGACACGGAGCTAGTAACCGTAGACACAACTAGCGGCGAACTTATTTACCAGCTGCACCTACGCAACGGTATTAACCTGCGACTAAACCCGGACCAGCTTATACACTTGAAATATTGGACGTTTGACGGTATTAACGGAGTTAGCCCGATTGTTTACGCGAAGGAAATTATCGGAAGCAGTATGGCCGCAACTGCCCACATGGGCGGCTTTTACGGTAATGGTGGTATGCCTAAAGGCATTTTGCAGCTCCAGGGCACTATTCGCGACGCGGACCGCGTTAAGGCGATTGGCCGTCAGTTTGACGAGCTAAACAAAGAATATAAGGGGCGGACGGCTGTACTTACCGAGGGTGCAGAATATAAGTCGGTTGCTGCGAACTTTCAAGAATCGCAGCTAATTGAATCGTTGAGGTTTAGTGTTGAGGAAATTTGCCGCTTATTCTCCGTTCCGCCCCACAAAATTGGCCACATGGAAGGCGCAGGCTACGCCAACAGCATCGAAGCGCAAAACGCGCAGTTTGTCAGCGACTGCATACGCCCGCTGGTGGAAGTAATCGAAATGGAATTTTCTAACAAGCTGCTAGCTGGTAGCCGTAAGTTTCAGATTGACCTAAAAGCGCTTATGCGCGGCGACATCCAAACCGAAGTAGCCCGTAACGTCAGTTACTGGAATATCGGAGTTATGAGCGCTAACGAAATTCGTCGCATTGAAGGGCTAGCACCTATCGAAGGCGGCGACGAGTATAACAAGCCCATGCATATGGGCACAGCAAACGAGCAAAATGGAGAAGGAAATACGGACCCAGGCGCTAGCGAAGACGGACAGTAACACCGTCGAAGGCTACGCGCTTAACTGGAACGAGTACGACATGGGCGCTTTTGTAGAGCGCATCGACCCTAACGCTTTGGGCGACCTGCGTAACTACGACGTACACGCGCTGTATAATCACAATTACGACGCGGTACTAGCGCGCTCGAAGTACGGTGAGGGAACCCTAGCTTTAGAACAAGACGAGGCAGGATTGAAATTCCGCTTTGACCTACCCGACACCCCGACCGGCAACGAAGTACGCACGCTCGTAGGGCGCGGCGACGTAGACCAAGCAAGCTGGGCCTTTACCGTTAAAAAAGAACGCTGGGAAAACGTCCGCAGCGAAAAGCCCGTACGCGTCATCGAGCAAATCGACGCCATGTACGATATATCACTAACGCCACGCGGTGCAAACCCTACGACGTCCGTAGCTTTACGTTCGTTAGAGGCTGCACTAGCGGCAGAACCCGAAACAATTAACCAAAACCCCGAACCCGTGGAAAATCACGAACACGAGGCCGAAACGCGCGCCAACGTAATGGTAGACGCTTCAGCCGTACAAGGTCAGCTTTCTAAATCAGAGGAGCGCAACCTTTCAAAATTTAACATCATTAAGGCCATCAACGAGGCCCGCAGCGGTAAGCTTACCGGTATCGAAGCCGAAGTAAACCAGGAAGGAATGAACGAAAAGCGCCGCCTTGGCGTTGACGTTCGCGATATGCACGCCGTTAACCTTCCCGAAATGTTTACCAAGCGTACGCAGTCAGTAACCGGCGGAAGCGGCGGCAACCTTGGCGGCGACTTGGTATTTACCGAGCCAGGCCGTTACATTGACTTTTTGTACCCTAACACTCCCCTGCTTTCGCAGGTATCGGTAGCCGAAAACCTTGTAGGTAACGTAGACTTTCCAAAGCAGACGGCAGCCTATAACCTTAACTGGCAGACTGAAACCGGAACCGACAGCGCTCAAGATATCACCTTTGACAAGGTAACCATGAGCCCAAAGCGTGCCGTTATCACTGCGTCAATGAGCAACCAGCTTTTGCGTCAAGAATACAGCCGCGGTATCGAGCAGCGTATTATTAACCAGCTCAACCTTTCGTTCAATAAAGGTTTAGAAAACGTAATCCTTAACGGAAGTGGTTCATCTAACCAGCCTAGCGGTATTTACACCGAACTGGCTGCCCAGGCTTTGACCATCGGAGCTATCGACTACGCCGACCTTATCGCTTTCGAAAGCGCACTAGCTAACGCCGACGCTTTGCAGGGTAACCTCGCTTACGTTACGCACCCAGCTGTATTGGCTAAATTGAAGCAGACCAAACTTGACGCAGGTAGCGGACGCTTCCTAGTTGAAGGTACCCTTAACCCAGTTATGACCGCTAACGGTTACAACATCCTCTCTACTACTTTGTCGCCGGTGAACGCTACGCCAAACCCCGACGAGTACGGTATGATTTTCGGTAACTGGTCTGACGTGCAGGTAGGATTTTGGGGCGGCGCTACCCTTATGGTAGACCCTTACACCAACATGAAGTCTAGCATTGTAGAAATCTACCTTGAGCGCTTCATGGACGTTGCGGTATTGCGTAATGCTTCATTTGCTTTGGCAACTGACATCACTATCTAAACATGGTAACCGTTAGCAGTTATACCCCGATTTCGGTAAACCTTGCCGAATTAAAGAGCTTTTGCCGCGTAGACGGTAGCGCAGACGACGCGCTACTAACTATGCTTTTTGGCGCAGCCGTAGAGGAATTTAACAGCTACACCGGCTACCGTTTAGGTGCTACAACTGTAACAGTGGACACCCTGGGGCAAGCGTCTTACACGCTGCCCTTGGGTCCCGTTACGGCTATCACAAGCGTAACAGCTTACGACGACGAAGGGGTAAGTACAGCCCTCACACTGTACGACGACTACGACTACATCAATACAGTTATAAGCCTGGACGAAACGCCGGCCCGTATGGTAATCGTTTATACCTGCGGCGACGCGAACCCGCCCGCAGACGTGAAGCACGCGCTGTACCAACGCGTTAAATTTGGTTACGACTACGGCGACGACCTGCCGTACAATACAAACCGTTTCTTTGACCGCCTAGCGTTCCGCTACCGCCAAAACTTTAGCTAGTGCTAGACTTACGCGTAGAGCTATTTCAGCCCACATCGGTGCCGAATAACAGCGGCCAGGTAATTAAGACCTGGGCCAGCGCGGGCACGTTCTACGCCGAGCGTATTATATTACCCCAGGCAGGTAGCGAAACAATGCCCTACGACCAAATGGTAAGCGCCGGTATTGTTACCTGGCGCCTACGATTTCCCAATAGCGTCGCGGCCAAATGGAAGCTAACGTATAACGGCGAGGACTACGATATAGTCAGCGTACTGCCCGAAGGGCGCCGCCGTTTTATTATAGTCAAAACGCGCCTGCGCGACAATGGCACGCGGTAAAACTATCTACCTAAAGAGCCAAAGCGGACGGGTAGAAGATTTTAACCAATTTCGGAAGCGCTTACAGAAGCTAGGCACGCCCGAAGTTTTGCGTTTTAGGGAGCTTCGCAACCTATTAAAGCAGGAAGCCCAACCTTTAGTCGAAAAAGCCCGGCAGGAAGCCTATAACGACGTCCAGGCGAAGGCTAGGTACAAGGTCCGCGGTGGCGAAACCGCCAAGCGCAGCGACAAGGGCGCATTTATGAACCTTTACCAAAGTATTGGAGCCTTTGCGAACAAAGGAACCGTAAAGGCTTACGTCGTAGTGGGACTTCGCAACGCACGCAAACGAGGCGCTTATTATGCGCCCTGGCAGCTATTTGGTGGAACGCGTAAGGGGTTCCAAGCTAAAAAGTTTATAGACAAGGCGGTAGACAGTGGCAACGCACCCGAAAAGGCAGCGCAAAAAATTAGTAACTTTGTACAGAAGCGTATTAAAGAGCACCTGCGTTGAACTACTTACAATACATACACGAAGCGGTCCAAGCGTCCACAAGTACGCCAGTTTACGCTTATGCAGCCCCGCAGGGCGTAGCCGTGGATTTTATCGTATTGCAAGTCAACGGTTTAGAAGTTAGCGAAACCAAAGACCAGTACAAGGCCGAGCGCGTAGCCGCTACCCTTTTCATGCACTACGCTGACGCGGACACCGCCCAGGCGCAACTTTCGCAAATTCGCCACAACTTACAGCACTATCCGCGCGTAATTCCTATGTACGTGGATTTTGTCAACAGCGACAGCGGAAGCATTGAAGGCGAAGACTGCGCCGCGGAAGCTCTAGGCGTAGCCGCCGAAACTACTTTTACCCTTGCCTACCTGGAAGGGTTACAAATGTTCTATAACGAAGACGACGAAACGGTAATACTTGCCGCAGATTTCACTTTTTTAATCAATTACTAAAATGGCCACAATTTCCGGCGGAGAAGTCCGCATTTTTCTTTCGGCAGACGGCGGAACGACTTACAAAGCGTTTGCGTCAGAAACCGAGTGCAGCTTTGAAATGAACGCAGAAACCCGCGAGGTAACCTCAAAGGACGTCGCAGTATTTCGCAGCTACGTAACTAGCGCTAAAACCTGGAGCGTAACCGGTACTATGCTTTTCGGCGACGACGACGCTAGCAACTGGAACCCCGACGAGCTTTACGCTAAAGTCGGCGACATAGTAGACC